GCTAGCAAAATTGAAGAAAGCCTGAAAGCCAAGTTTAAGGGGATCTAATCATGAAGATTGGTGAGCTATTAAACGAAGGTAAGTCTTCTAGACAATCTATATTTGAAAGCATAGGTCAAGGAGACCAATATTTTCGTACATGGGAACGAGATATACATCCTGTTCTATGCGAAGTAGCTCTACAACCCGATCAAGTACAACAATTATTCAAGAGCATTGAAGCCGGTGCTGGCCGCAGTACGCTAGGCAAGGGTCTAGATGCAGTTGGTGCAGCCAAAGATAAAATCAGCGATGTCTGGTTTAATAAGTTTGGCGGCATGCTACAAAGTAGCGGTCCTGTTCAGGCATTTGATCAACAATGGGAAGATATTAAATCTAAAATTGGTGCTAAGAACCCCAAACTAGCAGCCAAGTTAGCCAAGTACGGAGAGTTTGCCAAGAACAATCCTAACTTACACAAGTTCTTGTTGGCCATTGCAGGTTCTGCCGCGGCCGCATTAGGTGTAGCAGTAGCTGGCGGTGTTGGCGCTGGCGCATTAGCTGTCGGCACAGGCACCGGTGTTGCAGTTGGTATTCTAAATATTGCCGACCGTTTACTACAAGGTCAGAAAGCGTCAACGGCTATTGGTCGTGGTGCAACTACTGGTGCTGTTGCCGGATTAGCCGCAGGTGCTGCCGCTAAAATTGGCGACATGGTTAAAGCCGGTCTTAGGTCTGATGTTATTGCAGACCTTAAAGGTATGCGAATTACTAAACATACTATGGATCATAACGGTGCGATGTTTAGTGCTGTGACCAAAGAACCCGAAACTACTGCACTTAAAAATGCGTTCGACGCACTGATGCCAAAATTTGGAACAGGTGGGCAAGTTGATCCTAATGCAGTTGATACGTTTGCAAAAATGATGGCTAAAGTATCTAGTCCAGAATATCAAGATGCAATTAGTAAAACTAGAGAAGTAGCACTAGCTGCCAAGGAGGCTGCAAAATCTAGTATAGCCCTAGTTACTCAATTACAACAAGTAGGCACAGCAGCCGCAGGCGGAATAGCCAGTGCCGCAACTAATCAACAACCTGCTCCAGTAAAAGAATCTTTAAATAGAGCACAACTCAACGAATTATTTGGTATTACTGGCAACAAAGTAGATGCTAGTAAATTACAAAAAGCCTGGGCCAAAGCAGGAAGTCCAATGGAAAGCGACGAAGTTGCTAAAATATTACAAGGCGCAGGTGTAGATCAAGCAGTAATATCAAAAGCCTACGCAGACATGTCATTGCCTGCTCCGGCTGGCACTGCACCTGCCGCTGAGCCAAAAGAGCCTACACTAAGTCCAGAACCTGCGCCAGCTGCCGCACCGGCACCTACTCCTGCGCCAGCTGCCGCTACTGCACTAACACCTGCACCAGCTGCCGCTACTGCACCAACACCTGATGATACTGAACTAGCCGCAATTAAAAAGAATGCCGGACTAGCACAGCCTGCACCTGTTGCCACACCTGCACCTACTACACCTGCTGCCGCACCTGCTCCGGCACCCACAGCCGCACCAGCGGCACAACCAGCAATTCAAGCACAACCTGCAGGAATGAGAGCCGGTCGCTTTGCAACTAAACCATTAGCTGGTGTAGTGAAACCCGGAGCTCGTAAGTGAAAATACGCGAGCTTCTAGCAGAATCACGTACAAGACTATCTGAAGCCACAGTTGGGCGAGACCTACAGCACATTGAGGATAACTTAATTGTTGATGGTGCCCAAGGCGGACTAGATAGTCTACAGGATTTAAAAAATCTTGCAGCCAACGCTGACAGTGCTTCTGTTAAGTGGGATGGCACAATGGCCATCTACTGGGGACACGACAAAAACGGTGTGTTCTATCTTGTTCCTAATGCTCAATGGGCTAAACGACTTGTAGCCGACAAGGCTGGACTTACAAAAGAAATACAAAGTACTGGTCGTAAGCGTCCCGACCAAAGTGATGAAGATCATGCTGCCAATCGTCAAGCCCTGGCAGACAAGTACTTAAAGCTCTGGGACGTTTTTGAACGTGCCAGCAAGGGCACACAGGGCTTTTTCAAAGGTGATATCATGTTTGCTGAACCACAGCAACCAGATGCATCAGGCAACTATGTGTTTACTCCCAACAAAGTAACCTATACAGTTGGTCCAAAAGGCCTCTATGGTAAGATGCCCACAGCACAGGTGTTTGTCACAGTACACGGCAAAGCTGATGAACTAGGATCTAGTGGACTAAGCCCAGCTAATCCCAAGGAAGTTGCACAGTTAAACAGCACCCCTGGGTTAATCGCTCTAGACATCCAACGTCCCATTGGCGGAGTTGCTATTAATACCAAGCCCATTGATGCCGCCATTAAAATGGTCACAGCAAATGCCGCTGCCATCAATGCCATCAGTGGTTATGTAGCACCAAAGTTTAGTACACTCAAGCAGATCCTTTACAACTATGCTGTCAAGCTGGGCAAGAGTGGAGACAATCTACAGTTTGACGCTTGGCTAGACACCAGCAAAACCAGCGAGCCACAGAAGGCTGCTGTACGCCAATTAGCACAACGTCCTGAATGGAAGACATTCTGGGCAACATTCATGACCATCAAGAAGGTCAAGTATGATGTGTTTGCACAATTAACAAAACAACACGGCGATGCAATGAACAAGAACCTGGGAATTTCTGCCAGTACCAACGGACAAGCCGGTGGCGAAGGTTATGTAACACCAGCAGGCAAGATTGTAAATCCTGCTTTCCGCAGTGCTCCTGACAATCCTCGTTTTACAGGGGAAATTTAACATGAAATTCATGCAGGAACTCAACGAAGCCCGTGCGTTTCGTAGTGTTGGGCAGATTGAACACTTGGGTGCAGACAAAGCGGCTCGTGTGTGCTTTCTACACATTCTAGTACTGCATCTCTTGAGCCATGAAGACTCTACTCTGGCCGCAGACTATGCTCGCAAGACATTGAACTACACAGATTTTACTCGTGTGCTCAGCGGCAACACAGACTTGTACAATTTAATCACAGGATTAATGAATGCTGAAAAGTACCTGGATCATAAAGACTACTTGATTCCAGAGTTTAACCTAAAGCGTTACCTGCGTTATATCAGCAGTAAGCATAAAGATGCAAGTTTTTACAGACAGTTCCTGTTAAAGTTACAGACAGAATTAAAGTTACAAGATACCAAGCTCAATCAGTTCCGTAGAACTGTAGTAGATTGGGATTCAAGCTACGAACAAGAATACGTGGCAAAACAGTTATACAGAGCACTAGTTAACAGTAGCTATAATGGCGACTTGTTTGGTCCTTACCGTGAATTTTTACGCAAAAAACACTGGTTAGGAGACTTTTTTGACGTATCGGTATAAATAAAAGTAAGCGCATAGACGCTAAACATTAGGAGAAAACAAAATGGCTTCATTATCACGTGTACACGGTGCAGTAGCAGCAGACCAGTTCCAAGGTCGTGCCCTTACATACATCAAGATCAGCGGTACCGCTATTGGTACTGGTTACGGTTCTATCGACAGCAACTTTGAAAAAGCAATCCGTGCTTTGGAAGGTTTCGTTGTAGTTACAATCATTTACGCACCAGCAGCTAACGTTGGTATCGTTGCAGTTGAGAACGCACCTAGCGACCTAACAGATGCAACTGCCGCTGTTAACGCAGCTCAGGCAGTATCTTGCACATTGGCTGCATCAGTATTAACTGGTACAACTTGGTCTTAATCTAAACTTAGTTTAGGTTTTACTAAACAAAAGCCCGGGGGTTTTTACTCTCGGGCTTTTTCTTTGCCTATAAATATTCAACAATGGCAGACCTTCAACTAGAGCAACCAACATTTATTGTATACACATTGTTTGATATAACATCAACAGGTGTCACTAAGGCTACCTCACAGAACACACACCAAAGAAATCAACAGCGTAACTGGGAAACACTACAGCAGGTCTTGGGCCTTAGAACTCAGCCTTTAAACCTACAGACTCCCACGCACATAGAGGACGCTGACTTATCTCATTATAACTTTGGCGAACATTACACCGGCCGAGCCAGCGTTTGGTCCACTGAGTTTACAGTTGAACAAGTAGATGTGTTCACCTGTAACGGTGACACAGTGGCACTACTTAAAGAAGATGCAGATTTAATACCAATGATCACTGGATTAACTGAAACTGTCAGCATGTCGCCGGCCTGTACACAAACAGGTGGCATTAACTGTAATATCTGTTTTAGACTCAGTTATCGATCATTATCAACAGAGTAAATAACTTGTGCTGGCGAACAGCATTAGGCTTCATTATGGCTCTCTTAGGCAACAACTATATTTCTCAAATACTTTCCCTTATTGGCACTGTAAAACAAACTGCTAACAACTAGCAACAAAACTGGTACCAATGAGGAGACAACGGAATGGCCAGATCGGAAATTGAAAAGAAGAGCCTTGAAACACACGTAGAATTATGTGCAGAGAGGTACGAAAACTTGGAAAGTAAACTAAACAATTTGAGCGATCGCATGGACACCCTAGAGGGTCACGTTGTAGACATCAAAGAACACATTGGTAAAACCACCACTGGCATGTACAAGCAGTTGATTACCATTGGTACGCCAATTTTAGTGGCATTGCTGACAGGCATTTTAGGCCTGCTGATCCACTTGGTTACAAAATAATCCACACCTGTCCCGTTTGGGATAACTATTCATATGCAGAGACAGCGTATGAAACAAGCAAAGCAAATTGAAAAAGTTGTAGTCAAACTGGCTCAATTTCACAAAGAAGTACAAAAGCCCTTTGACAAAGATGGAGTCCCTGTTGTATACCAAGTTGGGGACACTACCGTTATTGGTGAAGAAACTGTGCGTAAAACGGACATGGGTTTTGTCACAGGCTACTATCCCACCAACAAGAAACGCTATTTCCCAGAAGTAGACATATTCCAATACTACGAAAGTGCAGTAGCATTTAGTATTGCCCGTCAGCGCGGTATGACAAGAGTGTCCCGCGAGATCCCACAGTATGATAAACTAGCACATAAATATCAGTTTGATCAGACAAATTACCTACGATTGTTTCGCACAGCACTTAAAAAGCGCGATGTTTTTACAGCAGAGCTGTATAAATTGCGCCTAGAAGAGTCAATGCACTACTATCAGCGCAGTCGCGAGCAATTGGATCAATTGTGCTTTCGGGCTAAATATAAACATAACACTTCAGGATAAACTCGCTATGCATTTAGATGAATTTGACACAAAGCTGAGCGCACGTCGCATCAGCAGACTACTAAAAGAACACTTCGGCATGGAAGTTAATGTTGACGCATTAACCCTACGCAAGGCTCGTCGCCTGCGCGAAAATGTACGCAGTAAGCTAACCACTATTCGTAGCGGAGCAAAGTTTCACAGAAGCGAGCAAGATCCAGTATACCTTGGACTAGTGATGTTAGAAGATGCACTGAACCGTTGGGTTTCAGAAGCACTCATGGAAGACCAAGAAGAAACAGACGAAGACGTTGCTGATTTGTTTAAAGCACCATTAAAAGCAGTGGGCGACAAGGTTGATGCAGTTGCCAAGGGCTGGAACAAAGGTCAAGATCGCGTTGGCGGAAACTTTAAGTTACCAACTAGAGGTGGCAGCTCGGCACCAGCACCTAAGGCTGCAAAGTCATCAGCATCTGCATCTGCATCTGCACCAGCACCAAAATCTGATGACACTGGCAGTAAGCCAGGCCGTGGCACACACCAGTTTAAGAAAAACATTGACGGACATTACACTGACCACCAAGGTGAAAAAGTTCCAGACGATCTACACAAAGCACTACATGCATACGCAAAAGGCAAGGGCCTTGATGAAGATGGCGATGCAGGCGCAGAAGCCGCGGGCACAGGCACTACCGACAAAGGCTCCAAGGGCGAAGAACCCAAGGCCAAGAAAGGCGGCATGGTATTTGGTAAAGGCGTATATGAGTCTGCCAACAGTCCAGTCAAGTTGTTAGAAGATGAAATGAAGAAAAGCGAGGCCATCCTTGCTGCCAAAGACCTAGTTGATCGCTTCCAGGACATGGTTGAAGAACTAGGCAAGATGGTCAACGAAGAACTACCAGCACTGTCGGACACCTTACGTGGTATTCCTGACATTGCTGGTCAAGCACAGACCTACATTGACAGTGTAACAGGAACCATCAATGGCGCACTAGACACCATCCGCACCAGCAGAGGCGATCTTGACACTGCCACTCGTTCATTGGCCGGCGACGAAAATGCTAGCCTAGCTACCGGAGGCGAAGAAATGCCAGCCGATCTAGGCGAACCCGTTGGCACTGAAGGCGACTTAGAGATGGGCGATGGCTTTGACGCTGAACCCGCAGCCACAGGCGGAGCAGAAGCACCACTGGGACGACCAGAGCGAGCTGAAGCCGGCGCATAATGAGCACAAAGACCAAGAACGATCTAATTGCTCTACTGGTATTGATGAAGCGCAAGGCTGCTGATGCGGCCGCTCGCAATCCAGACTATGAGCCTGTGATCAGTACACACCGAGTCGTGGACATCCTACGAAGCAGTGGTACTCCTTTCAGCTACAGTCTGCTGTCACAGTTAAAATCAGATCCAATGGTTGGTGCTTACATTGCTGACCTAAACAAAGATCAATTAACCATCAATCTGGAACCCGACAACGAACCAGAAGCAGAGCCAGAACTACCTGTAGACACAGGTATGGCCGAACCCGGAGCAGAAGTTCCACCACCCGAAGATCTAGAGCCACAACAGTCGGGAGAAGCCCAACCAGCCGATTCAAACAAGGTTGATCAGATGGCCAAACGTGCATTGAAACGTTTATAGAGGTTGACACCTGCTCCTATAATAAGTATACTACAGTATACTCCTAGGAGACAAAATGGCATACAGCGACAAAGTAGTTGATCACTACGAAAATCCCCGCAACGTAGGTAAGTTTGAAATAGATGATACCATTGGCACAGGCATGGTAGGTGCGCCTGCCTGTGGCGACGTTATGAAGCTTCAAATCAAAGTAGATAACCATGGCATTATTCAAGATGCTCGTTTCAAGACATATGGCTGTGGCTCAGCAATTGCCAGCAGTTCACTTATCACTGAAATGGTCAAAGGCATGACGCTTGATCAAGCAGGATCAATTAAAAACTCTGAAATTGCAGAAGAACTAGCACTACCGCCTGTGAAGATTCATTGTAGTATTCTAGCAGAAGATGCCATCAAGGCTGCGGTAGAAGATTACAAGAGAAAACATCAATGAATATTGTCAGACCGTTTGGGCCTGAGATTGGTGAGACATCATTGTCCAACGACATTAATCAACAATTGTTTCTGATCTGTCAAGAACTTGAAAATGACACCAGCAAAAGAATGAATCATAGCTTAATTGGATTCATTGACAAGGAATTTGACATCCGCGATAGAATAAAAGATTCTGTGCTGCTAGATATACGGCAACATATCTTAGACTACCTAACTAAGTCTTCTAACATTTATTCTAGGTATGCACCCTTTAATAAATTTGATCTAGTGTGTACAGATGCCTGGTGTAACATTCAAGAAGCAGGTGAACATAATCCCATACACAGTCATGCACTAAGCGATATTGTTTGTGTTATATTCCCATTTGTTGACATTGATGTTAACTTTAAAAAATACACAAGGAACGTAACTGACGAGGGGCCAGGTAGTTTAATCTTTCATTCTCAAAGCCAGGATGTAAAGTTTGGCAGATCAAGTTATACTGTTTTACCTGAGTCAGGTAAGATGTATATTTTTTCAGGAAACTTATCGCACTACACTACTCCTTTCTTTAAACCAGGAGATATACGAATGTCGGTCAGTTGCAATTTTTCACTAAGTGAACATTTTTATAGTTTACGTAAATTACGAGGTTATCAATGACAGCACAAAAAATATTAATCATGGGCCTGCCTGGTGCAGGTAAAACTTACTTTGCTGAACGTCTCAAGAAGTATCTAGAAGACAACAGCAATCTGTACACAATGCCACTGTTGCGACAAGCTACCATGGAGATTGCACCGCAGTCCTATCACAGTAAAGTTGACTGGTTTAATGCAGACGAAATCCGTCGAAAGTACAACGACTGGGACTTCAGCCGGGAAGGACGCATTCGTCAAAGCCTGCGTATGTTTGACTTTGCACTACGCTGTACAGCAGACTTTGTAATCTGTGACTTTGTTGCTCCGCTAGTTGAAATGCGTAACAACTTTAAAGCAGACTGGACCATATGGATTGACACCATTGACGAAGGTCGCTTTGATGATACCAATAAGGCGTTTGTTCCGCCAGAGCAATACGACTTTCGCATCACTGAGCAGAATGCAGAAGTGTGGGTAGAGTTTGTTGGTGAGTATATTTTGTACAACAAGCGTAGACCAAAGTTTGACTGGCAACGAGAAACCGTGCAGATGCTAGGTCGTTGGCAACCCTGGCATGCAGGCCACCGTGCATTGTTTGAACGTGCTATTGTCAAGACTGGACAAGTTGTTATTCAGATTCGTGACTGCCAGGGCTGGAACAACAGCAATCCTTTTGCAGTCAATCAAGTTAAAGAACTTATCAAGCGTGACCTAGATCCCTTGTACCAAGGGCAGTATGAGATACAAGTTGTTCCTAACATTGTGAATATTACATACGGGCGTGATGTAGGTTATAAGATTGAACAAGAGTCGTTTGATAGTTCAGTAACTGACATCAGTGCCACAAAGATTAGAAAGAGCATGGGTCTTGAGTGATACACCAGTACGCAGTTTAGCCAAAGCAGTAAGCTGGCGTGTTACAGGAACTGTTGACACGTTTATTATTGCCTGGCTTATAACAGGACAAGTGTTGCTTGCATCGGGTATTGCTTTGACAGAAGTAATAACCAAAATATTTCTTTATTGGGCACACGAACGTGTGTGGAATAAGATAAAGTGGGGAAGAAATGATTAGTGTCACGGAACATGCCGCAGAAAAAGTAAAAGAACTAATAGCAAAGCGTGGACGAGGCATAGGCATTCGTGTGGGTGTAAAAACAACAGGTTGCAGTGGCCTGGCCTATGCCTTGGAGTTTATTGACGAAGTTCGTCCAGAAGACTTGTGTTTTGAAAGCAATGGTGTTACAATATACACTGATCCCAAGAGTCTGGTGTATGTAAACGGCACAGAGATGGAATGGGTCAAGAAAGGCATCAATGCTGGTTTTGAGTTTATTAATCCCAATGAACGAGACCGATGCGGGTGCGGAGAAAGTTTTAGAACATGATCATAAACAAATTCAACTATACGCCATTATCAAGAACCACATTAGATGGCAAAAGACACTACAGCCTACCAGATGGTACTGCTGTTCCTAGTGTTACTACAATTCTAGACAAGACCAAGACAGAAGAAAGCAAGGCCGCACTGGCCGCCTGGCGAGCTAGAGTTGGTCAAGAAAAAGCACAGCAGATCACCACAGAAGCTGCCAACCGCGGCACACGTATGCATACCTACCTGGAACGCTATGTCAAGAATGGCGATGTAGGACCAATTCCGGGGAACCCCTTTGCCTTGCCCAGCTGGCTGATGGCGCATACTGTTGTTGAAAAAGGATTAAAAAATGTCACTGAATTCTATGGCGTTGAAGTACCACTATATTACAGCGGACTATATGCTGGCACCACTGACTGTATTGGCCAGTGGGGTGATAAGATTGCTATCTTAGACTTTAAGCAAAGCAACAAAGTCAAGAAGCGTGAGTGGATCGAAGACTACTTCCTACAGCTAGCGGCCTATGCACTAGCGCATGATAACATGCATGGTACAGCAATTAACCACGCAGTTATCTTGATGTGTGTACAGCCCAAAGATGAAGACTCGGAGCCTGAGTACCTAGAGTTTGAAGTGGGCGGCAGCGAGTTTGCGACCTGGAAAAATAACTGGTGGAATAGAGTTGAGCAGTACTATGCCTCATAAATACCCTATATGAGGGTAGAATGATATGGCAATCACACAAATTTCCAGAGTTAAAGCACGTAGCGGCAAGCTAGAAAACTTACCAGAGCCGCTGAGTGGCGGCGAGCTTGGGTGGGCAAACGATGTCCGCAGACTCTTTATTGGTAATGGTACACTGGCTGAAGGTGCTCCTACCATTGGCAACACTGAAATCTTAACAGAGTTCAGCAACATTTTAGGATTGTCAGCTGGCTACACCTATAAAGGTGAACGTGCTGGATATGTTGTACGCACAGGCAGCAATGCCACTGCTCCTGTAACACGTAGCCTACAATCCAAGATTGACGAGTGGGTCAGTGTGTTGGACTTTGGTGCCAAGGGCGACAATGTCACTGACGACACTGACGCCATTAATCGTGCTCTACAACAATTGTTCTGCGAACAATCAAACACAGAAATCCGTCGCGCATTGTTATTCCCTGCAGGACGTTACCTTGTATCAGACGCTGTTTTAATTCCACCACATGCTATTCTCATAGGTGAAGGCCTTGACAGTAGCTTGATTGTTCTAGCATCTACTGCTGTGGTTGAGTATGTTGCCACTACCGCAGACAACCTGCAACAGGTTGACGGCGAGCTCGGCACCAATGGCGCTGTTCTTCCACGCAATATTTCTGTGCGTGACATGGCTTTTGTTGCCTTGTCAACTGCCGCACCATTCCGTGTTAACACAGCACAGGATGTAACATTTACCAATGTAAAGTTCAAAGCCAAGTTAACATCGCCCACAGGCGATGGCAATATTCACGGTTTTGAGATCCATAGTAATGTGGCCGCAAACAGCAATAACATTCAGATGAATGGTTGTGAGTTTACTGGTGCCAATAAAGGACTGTACTTAGACTACAATTGTCGCGGGGTATCTGTTACTGGCTCTCGTTTCAGTGAATGCTACACAGGCGCAATGGTATCTTCGCCCTTGAGTGGTAGCGGTACAGAAAATCTACGCATTACACACAGCTATTTTGACAGGATCTACGAAACAGGCATTAAAGTTGACGTAGGCAACGTTGACAGAGTATTAAGCGCATTTAATACGTTTATTGACGTGGGCACACAGTACAGCACAGGTGTTGTATACTTCAGCGCCATTGACTTTGGTGCTGCCAACTGTGCAAGTATGATGGACTTCTTCAAGTACACAGATCCTGATGTTCCTACAGTTGAGTTCAATGGTAAGCCTAGTACAAACTTTACCTTTGATGAAGGATTGATTACTGGCAGTCGTCAAGAAGGTGCAGGGTATGTTGCTACATTAGATGCTAGCACAACAGACACTATAGATACCTACTTAACACCTTATATTAATGCTGGAAAGATTAACTATAGAATTAACCTAGGCACTGCATTTAGATCCGGCACCATTGAATTTGCCTGGAACGGCACCAGCGTGGCCTGGGATGACAGCTATACAGAAACTGCACCAATGAACATCGACCTTTCAGTTAGTGTTGACGGTTCAGACAACTTGGCTTTTGGATATAACTCAAGCGCGGTTACCGACGCAACAATCAGTTACAGCTTATCTCGACACAATTAATGATGAAGTGGCTTAGTGACCCCGAGGAGAAAATCCTCAGTTGGCGTCGTTTCCGAAAGGAACTTGCATACTTGTCAGTGGAACAAGCGGCAGAACAAATAGCACAGGCCTGGGCAGGTTGCCCAAGCGTTAAACGATATCACTTGTCAGACGCTGCCGACACATGGCCAGATCCCTGGACATTATTATCAAATAAATCATTCGATAGTCTTGCTCGCGCACTGGGAATGTACTATACTGCTGTTATGTGCGAACAGTTCATACCAGCAGAATGCTCAGTAAAAGTATACCAAAACACCATAGGTGAAAGGCTAGACGTAGCATCGTTGAGCCAGGGAAAATATGTTCTTAATTTCACCCGAGGACAAGTAGTAAATACCTATTCAATCCCAGATCAGTTCAACCTGATCCTGGAGTATCAGCCAAACTTTAAAATTTAAAACTATAAAAATATTCGAGGAAGTACGATGTCAATCATCAATGTTACCAAGCGCAGTGGAGTAAAAGAGCCGTTAGCAGTAGAAAAATGGCAGGCACAGGTCGCAAAGATCTGTAGCGGAATTGCTGACGTAAGTCAGAGTATGATAGAGATCAAAAGTCAACCGCACTTTTATGATGGAATCACAACACAAGAAATTGACGAGTTAACTCTACGTGCCATTGTAGATCTAATTGACGTTGAAAGCAACCCCGACGTTGGGCATGTCAACTATCAATACGTGGCCGGCAAGCAACGTATCAGCATGTTGAGAAAGGACGTTTATGGGCAATATGCGGTTCCTCGCCTGTACGAAATCGTAAAGACTAATGTAGCGACCGGACTATACACACCTGAGCTTCTTGAGTGGTACACTGAAGAAGACTGGAACAGGATGAATGATTTCATCGATCATGAAAAAGACGAACAGTACAGCTATGCTGCCATTGAGCAGTTGATTGAAAAGTATCTTGTTCGTAATCGTGCCACAAAAGAAATCTACGAAACGCCGCAGGTGCGTTATATGGTAGCAGCCGCAACAGTATTCCACAAGGAAGAACCTAACACGGCTCGTATGCGTTACATTAAGGAATACTATAATGCTGCTTCTGATGGTTTGTTCACTCTTGCTACTCCTGTTCTCGCTGGCCTCGGAACCCCGACAAAGCAGTTTAGTAGTTGCGTTCTTATCCGTAGCGATGATGACCTTGACAGCATTTTTGCATCAGGTGAGATGATGGCCAAGTATGCCAGCAAACGTGCTGGCATTGGTTTAGAAATTGGACGCTTACGTCCATTGGGTTCGCCTATTCGTGGAGGAGAGATCATGCACACTGGCATGATCCCATTCCTTAAAAAGTGGTTTGGTGATTTACGTTCATGTTCGCAAGGAGGTATCCGTAATGCAAGTGCTACAGTATTTTATCCTATTTGGCATCTTCAGTTTGACGATCTCATCGTTCTTAAAAACAATCAAGGAACTGAAGAAACCCGGGTGCGGCACATGGACTACGGGGTCGTCTTGTCAGCATTGTTCTGGCGCAGATTTAAAAACAAAGAAAACATTACCTTCTTTGACCCCAACGAAGTACCCGATTTATATGAAGCCTTCTACAGCAACATCCAGTTGTTTGAAGAGCTCTATGTAAAGTATGAAAAGCGTAAAGACCTACGCAAGAAAACAATGAACGCAGAAGATGTGTTCAAAGGCGGCATCCTTAAAGAGCGCACAGATACAGGCCGTATCTATCTCGTGTTCATTGACAACGTTATGAACCAAGGACCATTTGATCCTGAGTATCATACCATATATCAGAGTAACCTTTGCTGTGAAATTCTATTACCGACTAAATCATTTAAACGACTTGACGACCCCAACGGACGAATCGCACTCTGCACACTCGGGAGCATCAACTGGGGAGCCTTCCGTAATCCCGAAGATATGCGCCGTGCTTGCAGGATTCTACATCGCAGTCTTAACAACATATTGGATTACCAAGATTTTCTAAGTATCCAGAGTAAATTGAGCAACGATGAAATTCGTCCCTTGGGCATCGGCATCACTAACCTTGCTTACTGGCATGCCAAGCGTGGCTTCAAGTATGGTGAGAAAGACAGCCTGCAAGAAGTTAAGACCTGGATGGAACACCTGGCCTACTACTTGACTGAAGCTTCAGTTGAACTAGCACAAGAACGTGGACGCTGTGAAGGCAGTGACCAGACACGCTATGGCAAGGGTGTATTTCCTTGGGAATTACGTGCCAATGGCGTTAATGAACTAGCAGACTTTACTCCCGAGCTAGACTGGGAAGGCCTACGTGCTATGATGCGTAGCTATGGTGTTCGTAATGCCACACAAATGGCAGTGGCTCCTGTGGAGTCATCAAGTGTTGTAATCAACAGCACCAATGGTATCGAAATGCCAATGTCCTTGATCAGTGTAAAAGAATCCAAGGCAGGATCGTTTGTGCAGGTTGTTCCTGAATACCACAAGCTAAAGAACAAATATCAAATGATGTGGGAACAACGAGACTGTGATGCTTACTTGAAGACTGCGGCTGTTATCGCTGCCTATGTTGACCAAAGCATCAGCACTAACACATTCTACAATCCAGCACACTTTACAGATCGTAAAGTTCCTGTTACACTAATTGCTAAGAACCTAATGCAAAGCCACTACTGGGGCTTGAAGACTTTCTACTATAGCTTGATTAACAAGCAGGGTAGCAAAGCAGATGCAGAAGAAGCACCCACCATGTTAGAACCCTTTGACTATGACAACGAAGAAGATTGCGAAGCGTGTAAATTATGAGTAAACAACAATATAACCTATCAACAAAAACAGATTACCTTAGTCGTAAGATGTTCCTAGACCCAGCGGGTCCTGTTACTATCCAACGCTTTGAAGAAGTCAAGTATAGCAAGATTGCCAAGTTTGAAGAAACTGCTCGCGGCTTCTTCTGGCAACCAGAAGAGATTAGCTTGACCAAAGACAGCAACGACTTCAAAGACGCCAGTGATGCCGTAAAACATATCTTTACCAGCAATCTATTGCGTCAAACGGCACTTGACAGTTTGCAGGGTCGTGGACCTACACAGGTGTTTACTCCTGTGTGTAGCTTGCCCGAAGTAGAAGCACTCATGTACAACTGGGGCTTCTTTGAAACCAACATTCACAGTAAAAGCTACAGCCACATCATTCGCAACATCTACAATGTGCCCAAGGAGGTGTTCAACACCATACACGACACAGAAGAAATTGTTGGAATGGCTTCAAGTGTAGGCAACTATTATGATCGCCTGCACAGAATTAACTGTATGAAAGAAATGGATGGTAAGGTCAACGAAGCCGAGCACATAAAAGCAATTTGGCTGGCTCTACATGCCAGCTATGCACTAGAAGCATTTCGCTTCATGGTATCGTTTGCCACAAGTTTAGCCATGGTAGAGAACAAGATCTTCATTGGCAACGGAAACATCATCAGCTTGATTCTGCAGGACGAGCTACTGCACAAGGGCTGGACAGCCTATTTGATCAATCAAGTCATCAAAGAAGATCCACGCTTTGCTGCCGCTAAAGTTGAATGCGAAGCAGAAGTATATGCATTGTACATGGATGTTATCCGTGAAGAAAAAGACTGGGCCAACTATCTGTTTAAGATGGGACCTGTGATTGGTCTTAATGCTAACATTCTCAAAGACTTTGTAGACTACACAGCAGTAGGCGCACTCAAAGACATCGGTATCAAGTATAACAGCTCTGCACCAAAGACTACGCCCATTCCTTGGTTCAACAAGCATACTGATACCAGTAAGAAACAAACTGCATTGCAGGAAAGCGAAAGCACTAACTATGTTATTGGTGTAATGAGTGACAGCATTGATTACGATGCACTACCAGATTTATAAAGAGGAAATCACAATGATTACAGTATATTCAAAACCACACTGCCCATTTTGCGATAAAGCAAAACACTATCTAAAGAGCAACGACATTCCCTATGAAGTAGTTGACATCTCAGAGAGCACAGAAGCTCGAGAGTTTATCATGGCTGCAGGCCATCGCACAGTACCACAGTTGTATCTTGGTAAGGATCTACTGGTAGAAGGTGGCTACACTGGCCTGGAAAAGATGGGCGCAGAAGCAGTAAAACAAAAACTGCTAGGTTAATTCTACCGGTAAATATTACATAGAGGATTCAACAATGGACGAAGTTTTAGTATTCAAGTTAGTAACCGGCGAAGAAATGCTGGCAAAAGTAGTAGAGAGCGATATGTTTAGCTGGACGCTGAACAAGCCAATGACGTTAGTACCCAGCAATGGTGGACTGGCAATGACCCTGGGCTTGTACACAGGCAATCCAGACAAGCCAGTTACTCTCTTAAAGTCAGGCGTTATTATGACCAGTGTACCACGCGGTGAATTGGTCAGCACATACATTGAAAGCACCACTGGCATCAAGACATTCACCAAGCCAGATATTTTATTAGGATAAGCTATGCCAGGATGGGTTAGAAAAGGCGATGTCAACGAAGTAGGGGCACCAGTTATTGCTGATGTTGCCGACACTGTGTTGGTCAATGGACGACCTGCGGCCCTTAAAGGCAGCTTGATCCAGGGACATGCACCTGGCGGCATTCATGCCGGCGGTCCTATCATTGTAGAAGGTGCCGGTACTGTTATTGTAGAAGGTAGACTGGCAGCATTTAAAGGCGCCAGCGAAAACTGTGGTCATACGCAAGTAGAAGCCAGCGACGATGTAATGATACCAGGCGGTTAATCATGGGTATGAACGCACTCAGCGGCTTTGGCGTAGCAGCCGCAGTTGGATTTATGAAAGGCGAAGGCATCAAGGCGCCAGACATTGGCGCGGCTGTGAGTTCGTTTGCCAAAGTCAGTGTTGCTGACGAATTCAATGCCCATTCTTCTAATTCAGACATTGGTCCACAGCTTAAAGCAATGGCTGACAACTTTCCACAGTTGTTTGGCACAGTGCCTCCAGACTTCCAAGGAGCCTTGAGTCCAACTGGGCCAATTAACCTGGCATCAGTTGCTCATGCCAATACATCAACATTGTTTACTAAAGGTGTTGGCGGAT